ATGGCAAAGGGAAAGGGACAGCTCACAGCTCGCGGCTTGGCCGCGCTGGCGACAGGGGAATGGGCGAACGATGCCGCCACACACGGCGCTGGGGTGCTCCAGGCACGCAAGCTCGCATCCGGCGCCATCAGCTTCTACTACCGCTACACCGGCCCGAACCGGAAGCAGGATCGTCTCTCGTTGGGTAGCACCCTGACGCTGGCCGAGGCGCGTGCCGAGGCGGCCGTGCTGGCTCGCCGCTATCAGGCCGGCGAGCGGGACTTGCGCGGCGCCCTCTTGGCGGACGAGGCCGCGGCAGCGCGCGAGCTGGCGCTTGCCAACGCCGCAGCATCGGCTCGAAGTGCAGCCACGCTGGGTGCCCTGATGAATGCCTATGTGTCCAGCCTGAAGGACGCAGGCAAGATCAGCGCCGGCAATGTCGACAAGGCGGTAACGCTGCACATCGAGAAGGCCTGGCCCGCGCTCTGGGAGCGGCCCGCATCGGAAATTGAGCTCGATGACCTGATCCCCGTCCTGGCAAGGCTGGTGCGCCTCAAGAAGCTGCGCGAGGCCGGCAAGATTCGCTCGTACCTCCGGGCTGCCTACGCTGCAGCCATCCGCGCGAAACAGGATGCGGCAGCACCTGATTCGTTGCGTGCTGTGAACCTCTCCCGCAACCCTGCCCAGGATCTCGCTACCGTCGACAGCGGCACACCACGGGAGCATGCCCTGTCCGTCGCCGAACTTCGCGCCTACTGGCGCAGGATCGCGGCGCTACCCGGCGCGCGCGGCGCGATGCTCCGTTTTCATCTGCTGATCGGTGCGCAGCGAATCTCCCAGATGGCCAGGTTGGTGGCAACCGACATCGACCACGACCACCAGTCCATCCGGATCCTGGACATCAAGGGACGACGCAAGCGCCCGAGGGCGCACATCGTGCCGCTGATCCCACAAGCGATGGCCGCATTGCAGGAGATGCAGGGTCAGAAGGCTGGCGCATTTCTCTTCACCATCACCGACGGCATTGACCCGGCGACTTATCACGTCTTCAGGGGCATTCTCGATCACGTGGTGGACGCCATGGACGCTGCCGGAGAGCTGGATGGACCCCGCTTCACGCCAGGCGACCTTCGCCGCACGGTCGAGACGCGTCTGGCTGCGGCCGGCTACTCGGAAGAGGTGCGTGGCCATGTGCAATCGCATGGCCTGAGCGGCGTGCAGAAGCGGCATTACAACAAGTATGAATACGACACCGAGAAGCGCAGCGCGGTTCGTTCACTTTACACTCTCGTATCCGGGCACAGCGACATTGGATTGCAGTACGTACCGGCCGCCGCGACTACTTTCGATATTCCAGACAGCAAACCTGTTGAACAGCCGCATAGAAGTTAGACGCAACCCGCAGGTTGCGGCAATCCCCGGCTTGAGGCACGCTCCATTACAAGCAGCGGCCTGCGCTAGAGGGGGAAATTGTGGCACTTTCAAAAGCACCAAATCCTAGCATAGATATCCATAATCCGTGGGAAGGCGACCCACTGGCCCGTAAATCCGAGGGAGAGGTTCTTTCAAACCTGATCTCAACGCTTGGCGACTCCCCTTTCGTGATTTCGCTGAAGGGAGGCTGGGGAAGCGGAAAGACGATATTTTTACGTAGGCTGGGTGCGCATCTTGAGCACCAACTAAGGATCCCCATTATCCACGTAGATGCTTGGCAATCGGACAATATCGATGATCCCTTATTAATTATATCCAGCGCACTAAGTGATCGCCTGAAAGAAATTGGCGATGGCAAGTTCGCTAGAGGCATTGGAGGCGTTATCTCCGGCCTCGCTGGATCTGCGGGAAAGCTCAGCCTGCCCGTGCTTTCCGTCTTGGCAGCCGCACTTATTCCTGGTGGATCGAAGGTTGTAGAAATTGCGTCAGCCATGCCGCAGATTGCACAAAACTTTCTGGACTGGGAGGGGGAGAGAAAGTCCGCTGAGACCACCTTTAGAGAAAGCTTGCTTTCAGCCAAGGAAAAGCTTCATAAATCACTAAACGGAGCCAGCGACCTTCCAGTCGTCATCATTGTCGATGAACTGGACAGGTGCAGACCAGACTTTGCAATAAAGTTCCTAGAAAGAATCAAACACTTCTTCAATGTCGATGGAATTTGCTTCCTGATCGCCACAGACTACGAAAACCTTCCAAATGCCGTAGAGTCGGTATATGGATCGAACGTAAAAGGCGAACTCTACTTGAGGAAATTTTTTGACTATGAGTTCAACCTCCTTCCACCCAAACCAGAGGATCACGCGGTATATCTATTTTCCAAATTCCCTGGAGGCGTCGAAGAGCCCAGCGCCGGCGAAGTGAGAAAGGAAATTGGCGAGAAATTCTCTCCAGGAAGCTACGACCGTTTGTTTGAGAATTCTCGCGACGCTCTGGAACAAGCTGAATATGCAATCCTATTTGGGTGGACGGCTTCAAAGATGGAGCTCTCCCTGCGCGACACCTTGCAAGCGCACACGCTTCTAATGGCATTTGTCCGGAGCTACCCAGAGAGTGAGATGAGATTTCCTTTCATAGACTGCTTTGTTGCCTGTCTTCGCTTCCGTGATCCAAAACATTTCCACACTCTATTAACGGGCAGCAAAAAGAGCGACTACCTCGCGACCAACCTAGTCGGCACACCAGGCTCCAGCCAGTGGGCGCTTAAGGCTGCGACAACCTTCGTGGGGATTCGCAATAATTCTAGCGCACACGAATTTAGATCAAAGCTCCACAGGGCAATTTCAGAAGGGTACGGCGACAAGGTCCAGGCAATGGCAAACCAATCTCTTTTGACTAGGACCTCCAATAAAGCCAACTTTCAGTATGATGTCGTGAATCTAGACGTTGATAAATATCTACGTGAAATATTTAACCTTTCCGCAGCATTCGCTCGAACGCCAGAAACAAAACAGAGATGATACCCCGAAGCGGCACTAGCAAATTTCGCTCGTAGCGACTACCGCTTACAGGAGCACCAATCGCTAGAACGGCAGGTCATCCGGCAGGTCCAAGCCTGCGATTCGGCTGGCGGCGCGCTGATGGCCGCTGGCCGCCTGCCGGAGCCGTTGTGCGCTCCGCTGCCGTCGCGCTCGGGACCGCCAGCTACCGGACTTGTCCTGTTCAAGTGCCGAAGCCTGCTGCAGCTTGACCGCAGCCTGGGCCTCCAACGAGGCCTGTTCATTCTGCCTTTTCGCCATTGCTGCATGGTGCCGGACCCCTGTCGCGGAGGCCGCGACTGGCGCGGAACATGCAGCGTGGCACCGGAACGCGTTCAGAAACGGGCGACGCCACCTCACGACCGGCCATTAGTAATTGTACTAATATGCGTGCCGTCTCGACTCGTGAGACACGCCGCTCCCAGAGTACGCCCATGCAGTCCCTCCCCTTCCCCCACACCTTGGCATGGCCCATCGGGCCCGCCCTGATCGACGGCCCGGCACAGTTCGTGCCACTTGCCGCCGCGCGCGCGCGGCTGGGCTTCCCCTCGCCGGCCGACGACTTCATGGATGAAGCGATCGACCTGCACCGCCTGCTGGTGCGCAACCCGGCCGCTACGTTCCTATACCGGGCCGATGGCTGGTCAATGAGCGGCGCCGGCGTCAGCGATGGTGACATCCTGGTGGTGGACCGGTCGGTCACGCCGCTGGCCGGCGACCTGGTCATTGCCATCTGGGACGGCAACCAGCCCACCTGCAAGGTGCTGCAGCTGTTCGAGAGCCACATGGAGCTGCACTCGGCCAACCCAGACTTCCCGCCCATCGTGCTCGAGCAGCCCACCGAGGTTGAGGTGTTCGCTGTTGTGGGCGTGGTTCGCCAGGTGAAGCGCCGAGGCCCCTATGTTCGGGCTCGTTGACGGGAACAACTTCTACGCCAGCTGCGAGCGCGTGTTCCAGCCGGCGCTGCGCGGCGTGCCGCTGGTGGTGCTGAGCAACAACGATGGCTGCGCGATCGCGCGATCGGCCGAGGCCAAGGCGCTGGGCATCAAGATGGGCCAGCCGGCCCACGAGCTGAAGCACTTGGTGCGTCGCCACGGGCTGCAGATGCGCTCGGCCAACTTCGGCCTATACGGCGACATGAGCGCCCGCGTCGTGACCATCCTGCGAGAAGCCGCGCCCCGGGTGGAGGTCTACAGCATCGATGAGAGCTTCATCGATCTGGCGGGCGTGCGAGACCGCGAGCGGTTCGCCCGGGATCTGCGGCAGCGCGTGCACCGATGGACCGGCATCCCCAACTGCATCGGCATTGGGCCCACGAAGACGCTGGCCAAGCTGGCGAACAAGGTGGCCAAGAGCGCCGACGGCGTGATCGACCTCGGGGACGCAGCCTACCGGGACTCTGTGCTGCGCACCTTCCCGGTTGGGGATCTGTGGGGCGTTGGCCGCCGGCTGGCACCGCGGCTGGAAGCCATGGGCATCAGCACCGCAGCTGCTCTGCGCGACGCGCCGGCGGACGACATCCTAGCCACCTTCGGGGTGACGCTCGCGCGCACCCAGCGCGAGCTGCAGGGGCACCCCTGCATGGAGCTGGAAGAGGTGGAGCCGGACCGGCAGCAGATCATGGTCAGCCGATCGTTCGCTGACCGAGTCGAGGATCACGAAGCCGTTGCCCAGGCGCTGGCCACCTTCGCCGTGCGCGCCTGCGAGAAGCTGCGTGCCCGGGGCCTGGTCACCGCCGGCGTGTGGGTGTTTGCACAGTCCGATGTGTTCCGGCAGGAGCTGCGGCAGCACAACGCCAGTAGAACCGTGGGCCTGCCCGCGTCGACCGCAGACACCACCGTGGTGCTGGGTGTCGTGCGCAAGCTGCTGCGCGGCCTGCTCCGCGACGGCATCGGATACAAGAAGGCCGGCGTGGCGCTGCTCGACCTGGCCCGGCCGGATGAGCTGCAGGCGGATCTGTTCGGGCCGACGGTGGTCGGCAATGAGAGGCTGATGGCCACCATGGACCGGATCAACCAGAAGTTCGGCCGCGGCACAGCCGGCCTTGGTGCATCGGGTTGGCAGGCGCGGCCAGCGTGGGGCATGCGGCAGCACATGCTCTCGCCGAACTATACGACCTCCGTGCACGAGATCCCGCCGGCGCGATGCTGATGCTCGGGCCGCAGTCAGGCCCGTGCCTGGCGCGAAGCCAGCGACCGCCATCTGGCGGCCGCTGGGGTGTGGGTCAGGCCTGGCCGTCCAGGTGCGCCAGCACGCTCTCCTTCCACTTCAGCTGTTGCACATCGGTGCCAGCGTGTTGCTTCTTGTGGACCTGCAGCAGCACGCTGAACACCTTGCCGTCCTCAGTCGGGCACCACAGGCCGTCGCGCTTTTCCTGAAGACCAAGGTCTCTCAGCAGCCGATTGAAGGCCTGCGCCGAAATGCCGAGCCGACGTCCCAGCTCGGTGGGCGTGAAGAACCGGACCCCATCCGCGACGATTGCGACCGGTGCAGCCAGAAGCCATCCTTTCGGCAGACTGCCGGACGCCGGCTTACCCACGAAAGTCGCGACACCAACGGGGGACTGGAACGCAGAATCGATGGCGTGAAGACCGCCAGACTTGGCGGGGTGGAATGCCGTAAGAACGGCCTTTTCATCGGTAAAATTGCTCATTTACTCAATACTCGGATTGAGCAGAATGTGAACTAGAGCAGGTTGACGTTCGCCAGCAAAGCGCTATGATCGCCGACAGCAATTAGCTAGGCCCATTGTGGGAACAGCCAGTTGCTTCCCATGATCCGTGGATATCGGTCACGGGACTGCCGCACATACTGCGGTTTTTGAACAAGCGGCTCGAGGGATTCTTTCCAGGGAACCTCGGGCCGTTTCCTTTTGCCGCCTCATTGCAATCTTTCGATGTGCGTGGCTGGAAGCGACGGCCAAAAGATAGTGGGGGTCTTGGGGGCCGTCAACGCCAAATGTAGTGAAATTTGGTAATCCCTTGCGGCACAAGGGCCATGCCATCGGCGCCGCGCCAAGGCGGTCTTGACCTGTTTCCATGGTCTGCGCATTCAAGCGCGAAAAGCGGCGTATTTGCCGACAACGTCAGTGTTAGCGTTCTTCGACGGGTCCAAGCCTGTACACGCCCAAGCTACATGGCCTAGGGCTAGGATCAAGCTATGTGCGGCCGATTCGTTCAGCTCCCCGTCGTCGACTTCGGCCTGCCCGACCTGGCGGACCTCGCCCCGGGCTTGGCCAGCATCGAACCGAGCTACAACCTGGCCCCGACCCAGGGGGCATCCATCATCCTCGACCGCGGCGAAGGTCGACAGGTCAGCCGGATGGCCTGGGGCCTGCTGCCGTTCTGGGCCAAGGCCAAGGGCCTGCAGGGCTCGACCATCAATGCCCGCATCGAGACAGTGGCCACGAAGCCGGCATTCCGTACGGCTTTCAAGAAGCGCCGGTGCGTGATCCCGATGGCCGGGTACTACGAATGGTCGGAGAACCCGGAGGACGGGAAGAAGGATCCATGGTTCATCCACGCCGCCGGGCCGCTGCTGGCGGCCGGCCTGTGGGAAGACACCAGCCCCCTCCTGCCCGACGGCAACCTGGGCACCTTCACCATCATCACCGGCGACAGCAGCGGCGTATCGGCCGACATCCATGACCGCATGCCGGTGTGGCTGCAGGCTGGCCAGATCGATGACTGGATGGCCACCGGCCCAGACGACGCGATGGCCATGCTGCTGGCCAGCACACCCCCGCCGATGGAGGCGTATCGAGTCAGCCGCGCGGTCAACGCGCCGCGCGGCAATACCCCATCCCTGCTGGAGCCTTCAGGCTAGACAGTGCTTTGACCCCTCACAGCCTTAAGGTAGGCCTGCTGTATATTTCGCCTATGGAAACGCCACGCAACGACCAGCCGAAGGTCACGGTGATCACATCGCTTGGGGCCAAAGCCAGCGACGCGGAACTGGCAACGCCGGAGGTCCAGCGCTTTCTCGCCAACATGCGAAACCTAGCCGACCCCGCCGTTATCGAAAGCATTCGTGACAGCGGCCCTTACCGCAAGCGAACGCTGCGTGGTCGTTTCAATTCCATCATCGTGCGGCTGACTGGTCTGCTCCGCTAAGCCTCCCGTCGCAGGTCTCCGCCATACCTCTCTTCGTGCTACTTCATTTCAGAGATCGCTCTGACCAGCACGCCCCCGTCCATGGAGGCATACCGAGTCAGCCGAGCGGTGAATACCCCGCGAAACAACCGCGAGGAACTGCTTCAGCCAGTGGCATGAAGGTTCAGGTGCCGGTCGCTTCTGCCGGCTCTTCAGTGGCGCTGAGGCGGTAGAAGCGACCGGTGCGCATCGCGACGCCGTCTTCGTACGCGACGGTCAGCACGACCTGGGCACCGGATACCGAGTTGGGTTCATCGAAGGTGAGCTGCAGCTTGTCCGGCAGCGACGCGCTCTCCAACTTGTTGGACAAGCGCATTTTCAGGTTCAGCATATATTTTTCCTCATGTGTGGTGGAGGGGTCCCCTCCTGGTTCGGCCGCAGCCCCATGCGGCGACCGAGGTACTACTGCTGCTCGATGGAGATGATCGAAAGGTTCTGCACGATGGTCTGGCCGTCGAAGCTTCCAGATTGATGATTCACGGTCTGCTCGCTGAAACTCACGACCTCCGCGCGATAGGAGCGGCGCTTGGTGCCGTCGATGTTGTCGTTGAGCGTGACCGATGCCGACCAGTAGGAAACCGCAGTGTCGGGGCCGTCCGTCTCATTTGTGATGTCCACGCTGCCGCTGATCGGGATCTGCTGCCACAGCGTTTCGCCCTGTCCGTCCACCTGCCGGTACAGGTTGATGACACCACCGTTGCTACCGGCGCCTGCGACGAATCCCTGAGACCCCATAGCATTTTTCGTACGGCGATGCTGGCGATTGAAGCCGACCACAACTTGCTTGTTGCGACCGTTGGTATCGAACGGTCCAACCACAGTACCGTTGCCGATTGTCTGGATACTGGTGCTCTGGTTGGCGTTGCGCAGGATACCGGCAGCAATAGCGCCGCCCCAATACGCGTTACCGTTGCGGTCCATCCACATTGTGGCGTTGGTCTTGTTCGCGTTTGCCGCACCCACATTCGGACCAAAGTAATCGACCAGGCCATCCGCACCGAAACCGTTACCGATGATGCGCTGCGAATTGCCCGACCACACCCGCAGGTAGCCGTTGGTCATCTCAAAGCCGTCAGCACCGCCCGGCGTGAGAATGTTGACAGCATTGGCCAGGATGTTGAGTGCCGAGGTCTGACCGGTCACGCCCAGCTGAAGGCCAGCGCTGATGCCGTTGGCCTGCACTGCCAAGTTCCACTGAGCAGACGCCTGATCGCCAGGCTCCCATGGCGGTGCTTGCGTTGCGCCCGGTGCGACTTCGGAAAACATCGGATAGGCGAACCACGCGTAAGGGTCCGCCTCCCCCGTACCTTCCACTTGGAACAGGACACGTGCCATCGCAGCATTGGCAGGGGGCTTTCCGATACCCACAGAACGAATGTGGTTAGCCACCGGCTGAGACTCTTTGTTGCTATTCAAGACCCAATTCGATTCAAGCCCACCGATGGGTCCGCCGGTAGATGTTTGCCATTCGACAACAATTCGACCCCTGCAGCGCCATGCGTTGACATACGCAGAAACACAATATGTTTTGTTGGGGTCCACGGACACCCGCTGGCTTGTACCCCCGTAAGCTTGCACGCCAGCAGCTACGACCCCTCGCCCGTGAGCTTCAAGGGCGCCCATCGCGCCGACCGGAATGAAGATCGGATTACGACTGGCCGTGTTCAGCGTATCGAACTGTCCCTTGTCATCGAACCACTGCCAGCCATTAGCAGACCAGTTCGGGAACGTGCTGTTTGCGATCAGGTTTCCGCCACCACCTTGATTGTTGACCTGCACACGCATTTCCTGCACGACAGATGCATCAGCCTTACCGGAAACCGATGCCTGGACACCGTCGATCCGGTTGGCCTGAGCGGTGATCTGCTGGCCTTGCTGCGTGACGGCTGCAGTCAGGGAGCTGACACCGCTGGCAGCGCCTGCAGCGGCGGTCTGTGCAGACTGCGCATCAGTCACGTCCTGCCAGATCACGTCATCAATCTGGATGATCGTGCCAACCTGGCGATTGGTGGACGGCACCGACATGAAGATGCGCATCTTCGCCGAGTTGGCGTTGAGCGTCAGATATCCGCTCAATTTCGTCCACGCAGCCTTGCTCAGCTTGTTGGTGGCGTCGTTGGTACGCGGCCAGCTGTTGGCAGCTGCCTCACTCTGCGTGTTCACGCCGATACCAAAACTACCGGTCGGGTTGTCGATGCTTTCCGGGGCAAGGCGTGCGTAAAACTCCACATAGATGACACGATTTCCCGACACCGGCATAAAATCGCCGATGTAGCAGTCGGCGTTGCTGGTAGGTGACGTGTTTGCACGAACATCGATTTCCAGACCACGCGACCCATTACGTGCAGCCGAGTTCTTCACCGTGTAGTAGGTGCCGCCAGCAGCGTTGTTCACCAACACCGTACCGTCAGCCCACTGCTCAAACGTGCCCACAGGCCAGATGGAATTGCGACCGCGTGCGATTTCAGCGTTGACGGTAGTGATCGCAGTACCCTGCGCGGTGACCGTACCCTGCAGCGTAGTGACAGTGCCGGTCAGCGATGCGGTTGCTGCAGCGTTGGCTGCTGCAGAAAGCTGATCGGTCACGTCATACAATTCGATGCTATCAACTCGAATCACGCCATCGGCGACGGTCTTGTACGCCCACAGTCGGACCGAACCAATGGTGTCATCCACCGCGTCGAAATCTATGCTGTAGCTCGCAAACGCATTGGTAAGACTGATGCGTTTGTCGTCCTGACCCTGTGCTGCAGTGGCGCGGTTCTGACGCTGCAGCCGCAGCAACATGCTGACGTCACCGGATACGCTCATGGCACGCACAATGGCGCGGTAGCGACGTGCGCCGCGATTCGGCATCCACTGCCCATCGTTCGGGCCGATCTGCGGGTTTGCGCTACCTGCCTTTGTCATGGTCACGCCAGGACGACCGTCGCCCGCCGTAGCGCTCCACACGGGGACAGGGGTGCCGCCCGGAGTCCACCACTGCAGGCCCGTTGCGAAGTCACTGTTCGGCAGCAGGTTGTCGCCCAGCACACGCAGGCCGTCAAGCTTCGCGTTGACGGCGGTGACCGACTGGCCCAACGCGGTAACTGTCCCCTGCAGGCTGGTCACGGTGCCGGTCAGAGCAGTGGTTGCGCTGGCGTTGGCGTTTGTTTTCACCATCGTTTCTGCAGCGCTGGTCATGTAGTTGGTCGGAACCGATCCGTCCTGGAGCATGACGTTGTCAATTTCAAACCAGTAGTTACCAGCAGCTTCAACGAACTGGCGACCGACATATGCACGCAACAGCGCGGCATTCACCTGCGTGGTCTTTGCCGTAAGCACCAGCCGCTGCCATTCGCCGGTCATGATCACCTGAGGCAACGTCGAAGTGGCCAGCACCGTACCGCCAGTGGAGTTCATCCACTGCATGTAGATCGCAGCCTTCGTGCCCGCCACACCGCGAACCCAGCACGACAACGTGTAGTCGCGGTTGGGCGCGATCTTTACATAGTTATCTCCAGGGCCGGCACGGTTCAAACCAATCCAGTCGTTGTTGCCAAGCGCCGCCCAATCAATCCGCACTGCCTTGCCGCCGCCTGGCAATGCAGATGCAACCAGCGACATCGAACCGCCAACATCGGAACGAATACGTTCCAGATTCCAACCTGTCGGCGCGGTGAGGCCGCTAACGGTGCCTTCTTCCATGCTGCTATTGGTCAGCATGTTGTCGCCGCCAATATTACCCAGCGATGCGTTGACGTTCGTGATCGCGGTGCCGAGGCTGGTGATGTCGTTGCCCTGCAGCGTGACCTGGGACTGCAGCGACTGCAGCGCGGCGTTGCTGGCCTTGCCATCCACGTCCGTGCGCAGCTGGCCGATCAGCGTTCCCTGTGCGGTGATCTGCCCACCCTGATTCGTGACAGTCGTGGTAAGTGCCTGCAGACCTTCGGCGTTGGCGATTACATCGGTCACTTCTTCCAGACCAACGTCATCGACCAGCAGCGTGCCAGCCGTGTTGTTGGCCTGTACCGTCAGGCGCAGGCCGGTGATGCTGGTGTTATCAGGAATGGTGTAAACCGCACCAACGTAGGTCCACTGGTCTTTGCCAGCCACGAAGTAGGTTGCGCCACCCAAAAGCGCGCCATCCTGATTTGCCAGACGCAGCTTAGAGTCGCCGGAAGTGCCGTTGAAATCAGCACTGGTCTTATACCAGCAGCCATACCGGTATTTCTTACCCGGCGAAACCTGCACAGACGCACCCGCGTTTGCGCTAGCAATACGAACACCCGACACCGGGTCAAAACGAATCGCAGCACCACCCGCACGCCCGTCTGAGTTGGACAAGACAATCCCATTGCCGGTGTAGGTCCAGCCCACATCACGGCCAGACTGCCAACCACCGTTGATGACCATGTTGCTGCCCTGCGCGATCATCGCAGGCAGCGTGGAATTGATCGTGGTGATCGACTGCGCCAGGGCGTTGGTGGTCGTGGTGGTTGCCTGTTCCAACGCAGTCACGGACGCAGCAGACGCCAACACGCCGCTGCCGGTGGGCATGCGTGCCTCAATGGTGCCGATGCGCTGCACCTGCGCCTTGTCGGCATCCACGCGCGCCACCATTTCCTGGTACATCAGGCCGCTGGTCAGCTGCAGCGGGTCGGTGCCGGTGTACTGGCCACGCATCTGCGCACCCAGCGTGGTGACGCTCTGGGCGACGACCTGGTCGGCCTGCTGCAGCGCGGTCTGCACCTCCTGCACCAGCGCCACCGATGCGCCCGGCGACGGACGGCCGATAGCCACGTAGTCGTATAGGAGATAGGCGGCATCGGTCTGGGTGGTGACCAGTGCCATGCGGACAGCGCGGATCGGAGACGCGCCGTTCCAGGGAATGTCCGAGATATCGACCGTGGCGATGCCGCTCGCGTCGAAGCTCGGCGCCGGCAGCGTGACCGACTTCGCGTCGTTCCAAGCGGTATCCGCATCGGTGATCCAGCGCACCAGGCCACGCCACGTCGGCATGCCCACGCGCTTGATGCGGGTCTTGATGAACCGATAGGCATTGCCGTCGATAGCCAGCGGGCTCGGCGTCTGCGCGTAGGCGGAGGTGCTGTTGGCCGGACGGAGCATGCCGTCGACCACGGTGGGGGCGCCGTTGCCGGTCCAGCTTTCGGTGGTGGTATTGAACAGCCAGATCTTGGCGCTGTCGAACTGCGTGCCGCTGCCGGCGGCCACGCTACCGATCTGCTGGGCCACCGATTCGAACTGCGTCTGGGTGGCAGTGGCCAGATTTTCAACCGCAGCCTCGCGCGCGAGCTTCTCATTGAGCACGGCGTTGGCCCGGTCAATCTTCTCCTGCGCAAGCGCATTGGTCGTGGTGGTGAGGTTGTCGGCAACCTGCTTCACCGCCTCCACGCGGAACGCCGTCTCCTGGGCCAGATTTGCATTGACCTGTGCAATGGCGGCGGCGCGGTCTCGCGATTCGGCCAGGTCCGCGTTGAGGCGGTCCAGCTTCTCCTGGTCGATCTGGCGCTGCTGCTCCACCAGCCGCGCTGTCTGCTCGTCCAGGCTCTCGCCGATGTCATCGATCACCTCGCCCAGGTTCGCGCCCAAGGTCTTGTGCACGACGCGCGCACTGGCCGACAGCGCCCCCGCCGTGTTGCGAGAGCGGCAGGCAAAGGTCCAGTCGCCAGCAGGCGGCAGCACGGCCTCGAACGCGGCTGCGTGGTAGCCGTCCTCACCCAGCGGCGTCATCTGCTCCCATACGGGCGCGTCCAGCTTGCCCGGAGCGTAGCGGATCTCTACGCCGGCGAAGTTGGCCGACTGGATGGTGTCGCTGAAGAAGCCCCAGGTGTAGCGACGCACGCCGCCGCTCAGTTCCTCAACGTCAAACAGGTCCACCAGAACCGGTGGCGCATCGGCGCCCCGGGTCGTGTAGATCACCGACGCGGCGATACCGGCCGCGCCCTCTGGGCTGTAGGGGCGAACCGTGATCGGATAGACGCCAGCGCCAGGGATGCGCCAAGAGGCGGTTCGCGTGGTCGTGCGCGCGACTTCCTCGAGCTCACTGTTGCCGTCCAGGTCGCTCAGCACCCTCACATCGCCCACCGGGCCGGTCACCGCGTAGGTGGCCTGCAGCTCAGTGAACTCGGTATCGCCCTGCACCACTTGGCGCTCGGTGATCTTCAGGTCGCTGGCCACCGGCCGGGTCTGCAGCAGCGAGTCGTTGGGCGACGGCACATATTTGCCCGTCTTCACGTACTGCCAGAACTCAGGGCTCTCGGCCACGACCTCGACCGCCGCACCCTTGAGGTCGCTCTCCGGCCGGATGCTGGTCACACGCACGCGCAGGCCCGGGGTCTGCTTGAAGTCGTAGATCCACAGCGTGTCCCACGCCGGGTTGGCCTCGCTGTTGCCGGGGACGGCCGCATCGGCCGGCCACGGGTCGACCAAAGTCAGCGATCGCGCAGTCCCTGCGAACGGCTGCACACGCATGACCCGGTAGACGCGCTCGCCCGGAATGCGCAGGCCCACGAAGGCGTTACCCTGCGGCGGCGCGGGCACCGGCTCGTCCAGATCCAGCACCATACGCCCGCCGACCACTGCGGCGCCCATGATCCGGCCGCCGTAGCCCCACTGCGTCATGTCGTGCTGCAGCGCCAGCATGGACATGCGGCTGTAGGAGAGGTGCTCGATATCGGTGCTGTAGCCGATCGACTTGTACTGGTACAGGGTCTGGGCCAGGTGCCACCGGGCCAGCATCGCCGCGTGGGCCTCGGTCGTGACACCCTCGCCCGTCACCTGTGCCGGGTTGAGCATGACCTCCACGCCCGGCGCGGGAACGCGCAGCGTCTTCGCCTCCCAGGTCGTGCGGTCCAGATAGGTGTACTCGATGCCGTCGGCCGCGTTGGCCAGCATGTAGTCCACTTGGAACTGGCCCTTCTTGATGGTGGCCATGTTGACCACACCGGACAGCGGCTGCTCGTCGGCGGCCCACGCCACAGACAGACGCCCACGCGGCCAGGACACCTGGCCGAATCCTGCCAGCGCCACCATGTCGAGCACCTGCTGGTGACTGCGCACCTCGGTGATCCAGTGATCGTAGGCAAAGTCATTGGCAGCGCAGTGCAGCATGAAGGCCTTCAGACCCTCGATGTCGATCTGGCGGTCCGGCAGCGCCATGCCGGCCAACAGCTTCCCGTTGGGCGCGTAGATGCCGCGGGCATAGGCGAGGATCTGCGCGCCCGGGTTACTGGTGCGCTCGGTGACCCAGCCAGTGCCCTTCCAGACCGGGATCGGCCGAGAATACGCGACGCACCGCAGCTCATCGGGGGCACCGTTCAGCTGCCCGGTGGCCTTCATGCGCACGCCAACCCGGGGAATCCCGGAATAGTCGCCCGTGTCTCGCTGCACCGTCGTCAGCGTGGTCCAGGTGAACGACGCCTGCGCGCCGCTGCCGTCGGTGTTGCGGCCAGCCGCGCGCACCCGCACCTCGTACTGACCCTCGGCCACGTCGAGGGTGTAGCTGACACGCTGGGTCTTCGCCGTCGAGCCGGTGACGCGGTAGTTGCCGTACACCTGCCAGGCCTGAGTGCCAGCGGCGCGGTACTGGACCTCGATCTGTTCCTGGTTGAGCTTGTCCTTGCCCTTGCTGGTCTTGTCGAACAGCTGGAACTCGATGCCTACCATCAGGCGCACGGCGCCTGGCGAACTGGAGCGCTGCACCCACGCGCCCGGGCGGCCCTTGGGGTCGTTGGAGGTGTCCAGCAGGGTACCGCCGTCGACCACGTCGGCGTTGCTGTAGAGCGGCAGCTCCACGCTGGCCATAGCCGGGAACCCGTTGTGCCAAACCTGCACGCCCTCGTAGCTGGAGAGCGGCGCGTCGCCGTTGTAGAGCTCGCCGACACTGTCGACATTGATGCCGGGGGTGAGAGCCAGCGACAGGAACTGATCGTCGCCCTCGTAGTGGGTGTAAGGCTGGCTGATCAGATCCAGTGCAATGCGCACCGAGCCCAGCAGCAGCCCCAACGGCTCATACGGCCGGGCACGGTTGCGCCCTGCACTGATGGAGTGGCTGGTAGGCGCCGCGGCGCTGGCCTTGGGCTGTTTCGGTGCAAGCACCTGGTTGATCAGCACAGCGCCCGCCATGTAGACCGCCGTAGCTGCCAGTGCGCCGTAGCTGCCGGCGACAGCGCCAGCGCCCCACATGCCTGCCGAGGCTGCAGTGCCGATGCCGAAGGTGAAGTACGTCAGCGCCACCATGGCCACGATCGCGATGGCAGCCTTGCCCACACCGCCGCGCAGCTCGATCAGCTGGCCGTGCTTCGGGTACACGTGGTGCCACAGGTGGCGCGGCACGCTGCGGCCGCCGATGGTCACTTCCCAGCGGTTACCGTCCAGATCCTCCACATGGCGCATCAGGAAGCGGTACAGCGATTCGCCCGGGCGAAGGTCGGCCGTCACATTCTTCTGACCGTCCACCAGCACCGGGTGCGGGGTCACGATCAGCCGGCCGTCGCCGCCGGGGGTATTCATCAGGCCCATTCGTAGAATCCTTCGATGCGTAGGCCGAAGCCTTGGATCTCGCGCACGCGGTGCAGAACGCTGCAGCCGTTGCGCTCGTTGCTGTGCAGAACCCAACCTTCGTGGGCCAAGAAAAAGAAAACCCCGGCATGGCCGGGGTTACGTTGTCCGTGGTCGATCATCAGTACGAGGTCGCCATCCTCCGGTGGCCCCTCTCGCCGTCGGGCGTAGGGTGCGGACAGCTCGCCCAGCACCGCTGCGCCGCGCGCCCCGCGAGGTCGCCTGCCCGGCATGGCCACAGAACGGCCGAACAGCTCGCGCTGAATCAGCGCCACCAGGTCGGCGCAATCGAACGTATCGGCGTCGTAGGGCAGCGCGGTGAATCGCTCCACTTCAGCCAGGCGCATCAGAACAGCCCCGGGCTGACGTGCGGGTTGAACCGCAGCCGTACTGCCTGCTGCCGAGTCAGGTAGTCCACGCCGCAGGTGGCGGTGGCCGTCTGCGGATTGACCTGAACACTGGTCATGGGCAGGTAGTGGTCCTGCTCAATGACGTTGGGATCAGCGCGGTCGGTGATCATCATGCGCGCCGTGACCAGCTCTCCCGGCGCGAGCCGCTCCAGGTCCTCTGTAATGGCACGGCCCACATTGCTCAGCACCAGCTGCGCACGCGGTGCTTGCCCGCTCACGTCGTCCGGCAGCTTGAACCCGAACTGCACGCCGGTGTACACGACCCCATTGCTGGTCCAGTCCTGTGTGTCGTTGACGATGCGAAGGACCTCGGCAAACGACGGCGCGGACACTTCCAGCAACATCAGCGTGCCGGTGGTGTCCGTCACGCGCTGGCGGCGTTCAGTGAAGGTCATCGCAGATACTCCAGGACTGCATCGAGCCGGTAATCACCTGCCGTTTTCTCGTCTGGCACCAGATCGCCAATGGCGCCGTTCTCAAACCGGGCAGTGATCGACTTACCGGTATATGGGTGGATCATCGAAAACCACCCGATCCGGCGGATCTCATCGAAGTACCAGTTGTCGAACGCTGTGGCGTCCTCGATGCTGCTGAAATACAGCGTGAGCGCCTGCTTCATCGTCACCTGGGTATTCCTGATGCGTTGCTTGGCCACGCCACGTTCCATTTCGTCACGCTCTACGTCCGGGTCAAACGAGCGCTTCTGCCCCTCGAACATCACGCGGGCAATACTGGGCATGGTCGCCATCAGATGTTGTCTCCCAGACCGAACCGGTTCTTGATGCCGGCGTAGGTAGCACCGGTTCCAGCCGCGACCCGACCACCCAGCGCGGCGTCGATCTCACCCATAAGCACGTCGATGTCCAAGCCGCCTTGCATGTTCCTGCTGGCCGACGCCGTTGTGCCAGCGGGTGCATTCAGCACGCGGATGTTGACCGCACCGAACAGACCACCGGCTGCCGCGGCACCTCCGACAACCCCACCACTCGAATACCCGCGCAGACCCAAACGCATGGCTTCAACGATGCCCGCGCCACCCGCGCGCGCTACGTCGGCCTGTGACCAGACCACCTCCCCCTTGTGCACGACGCCAGCTGGCTCGTTCACAGCGCCATCGCCGGTGTAGCCGCCGGTGGAGAAGCCGCCGCCAAGACGCATGTTCTGGAACAGCTCGTTGTTGATGCTGCTGGTGCCGGAGCTGACGACTTGGTTGCCAGCCGCGGTGATTCCGCCCCCCATGATGCTGGCAAAGGCGTTAGCGATGCCCATTGCCGCTTGCTTGGCGGCGATCCGCGCCAGATCGGCCAGCACCGACCTGGTGAGGTCTGAGAAGCTCACCTTGCCGTTGTTCGTGAACCGCACCCAAGCGTCTTCGAAGCCGCCAATCACCGTGCCCACCACACCCCCCATCTGCTGGGCGTAGTTGCTGGCCTCCTGCTGGTAGTTCGCCCACGCCGCGCTGGCCCCGGCCAGCCAGTCACCCTCGGCCTGGCGCAGTTCCTCGTAGCCATCCTTGATCAGCTGCAGGCGGTCCATCGTCTTGGCCAGCAGAGTGGCCCGCTCAGCCTCAAACGTTTCCTGATCTACCTGGCCAGCATTCAACTGCAGCTGCAGCTCACGGAGCTTGTCGGCTTGGTCTGCGTATGCGTCGTTGATGCGCTGCTGGATTTCGTACTCACGATCACCCATGCCCACACGCTGGGCTTGGGTGGCGAGCTGACGCTGCAGCGCCTGATTACTCGCGTCCAAGGCATTGGCGTAGGCGGCGATGACGTTGGTCCTCGCCCTCATCGCCGCCGTCTCTTCCGTCGACAGAACCTGCAGTGCGCTGGCGCCCTCGGTTCGAATCTTCATCAGACGCGCTTCAATCTCACCGATCTGGCGATTTACACCGATGGCTTCCTTTCCAGCGACCGACTGCCTCTGGAGATAGGCCAGCTGATGCTCCAGCGACTTTGCCTGTGCATCCGTGCTCATCTGCACCAGCTCCCGCATCCGGCGGTAGTACTCAGCAGCTGTAATCTCACGTGCCGAGAACTGTGCACGTAGCAACTGGGTGCTGGCGGTGATCTGGGCCTGCTCTGCCACCAGGTCATCCTTGTAACCTTGCAGGCCAGCCGCCCGCGTCGCCGAACCGCTGCCGGCCTTGGGCTTCTCCTTGTACTTTTTCTCGATAGCGGCAACAGCTGCAGCACGTCGCTCCTCGATCTTCTTCACATCCTCGACCAAGCCAGCAGCTTCGGCCTGGCGTCGGACCTTATCCGCTTCACCATTGATCCGCGAGATCTCGTCCTTCTTCTTCTGCTCTTTGCTCGCCTGAGAATCGATGATGGCGTCTTGCCGCTGCAGGAAATCAGCGCTGGCGTCTTCTGCAGCCTTTACTTCTGCTTCCTTTCGTTCCTTGGTCAGGTCGGTGGCCAGTGCCTTGATCTTGTCCGACCGGTTCTTGATCGACTTCTCCATCGCCGCCAAGGCGATTGGATTCCTGGCCAGCGGTAGACCTCGCTGGTCCCCTGATGCCAGGGCGTTCAGCTTTGCCAGCTCGCGCTGATTCTCCGCCAGAAGGTGCTGCATCTGCGCCGCTGCAGGCCCGAGCCCAACACTCGCCTGCATGGCGGACCAAGCTCGGGTTGCTTCAACCCAGAGATCCTTGAAACCGCTGATCACAGGGTTCTGGCTGGCGCGGACCTTAGCCAACGCCATAACCGTCTCATCGGCCGCGGCACGGGTGATCACCGTCACCGCATCTTGGTTGCGCCCCTGCTCCTGCAACGCCTTGACCTGCTCGTACAGAGCCGCGGTCATGAAGTTGACCTGTTCGTTGAGCTTTTGCGCCCCCTTGACCGGGTCTTCCGCCAGCTTCGCGTAGAGAGCGATGGTGTCTTCCAGCGCCTGTCCGCTGACTTCCTTCATGGCCACGGCAGCGTTGGCCACGGCCTGCAGGTTCTGCGCGGCGATCTTCCCGTTGGACCCCACCGCCTGTGCCGCCTCAGCGCCCGCGCCCACGGACACCTGCAACGCGTCGCTGGTCTTCTGGGCCATGGTGACCAGCGTCAGGGTGGTCGCGGCCGCCTCATTGCGCGACAGCACCAGGGCTCGCGTGTACGCCTCGGCCTGCTTCTCTGCGTCGTACCAGGCAACCACCACAAGGCCGACAGCCGCGGCAGCGACGGTGTACGGATTGACCATACCCAGCAGCGCCGAAGAGACGCCCTTCAAGGCGGGCTCCACGCCCCCGAAGCTGTCCTTGATCTGGCCACCCTGCTGCACCAGCACCGTGAAGAACGGCATGCCGCCCTGCAGACTGGTAAAGATGTCGGTGAACTGTGCCGGCAGCTGCCGCATCGCCTGCGCGGTCTGGCCGGCAGAGATGCCCAAGTCGCTGATGTTGTTCCTTGCCGGCAGCGGCCGGGCGGCCTCTGTACGCACCTCGCGCAGCTGGCGCGTGAGGACGCCTAGACCCTGCCGGATATCGGCAAGATCCGCGCTGATGCGCACGCGCAGGTTTGCTGAGGGGTCAGCCATTGGACTGTTTTCCTTGGTTCTGCTGGTGCTGGGCCTGGCCGCTCAGGGCGGCAAGGTACTTCTGCCAATCGCCTGGCTCTGCCCCCATGGCCATGCGGGTGGCCACGGCAAACTGGGCGACGCGATCGCAGTCATCGCGCGCCGCTGCTGCGGTGAACCCGTGCAGCTGCGCCAGGGTGTACGAAAGGACCTCCGGCAGCCGATGTCCGCGCGCGATCAGGAACTGGACGACGTCGCCGAGTTCGGGCTCTCTTCCGCCGGCGGCCTGGCCTGCAGCAGCAGACGCCGCAGGCGATGGGCGAAAAAATCGCGGTTGAGCCCGACGACTGCCTCGAGCAGATCAGCAACCTCGTCCAAGGTGCCACCGGCGATCCATTCGGCCTCCCGGCCGATGGCTACGGCCAGGGCCTCGGCAATAACCTCGCTGTCCTGCTCGAGCATGTCGAGCAGGATGGCGCCGGTGGCGGCGGCCGGTGCGCCCTCGACGGCGCCGGCCATCATCGCCACCCGGGCGATGATGGTGCGGCTGGCGGTGATGAAGGGACCGATCTGCTGCAGGCGGAGAGGGGTTACCTCCACCTGCTCGCCGCGGAACGGCACTCTGCGTGCCGGGGGGATGATCACGTCCAGATCCGACACGGGTTACTTCTCCTGCTGCCAGTAGAAGTACGCAGACTTATCCGACCCGGTGGCCTTCGACGCGTCCTTCAGCAGAGCGCCTGGCACGCTGCCAGCTCCGAACTCATTGCCGATCAAGCCCATGCTCTCGATGACGCCACCGGTGACCTTGTGCGCCACCAGGCGCACCATCTTGCCGCCACGGGCTTCGTTGGCGCCGTAGAACTGCATCTCGTAGAACTTCTGCGAGGTGACAGCCGCTTCCACATGGCCCAGGTCAGCGTTCTTGTACGTGACCTTGATGTTGGGGGTGCCCGCCGCAGTGGGCGTGGCAATGGTCGAGCCTGCGGGAATGAACAGCATGCCGCGCTCGAAGCGGTAGTCCTTACCGGCTTCATAGGTCGTGCTGCCCGTCGCCGCCTTCACAGCAGTAACCTCCGAAGCCAGGCGAGACAGCGGTGCAAAGCTGCCCGGCACCGCCACGACCGGCTCATCGGCAACGGTGCCGGCGGCGATGCTGCTGGCCTTACCGCGAGTTGCCCGGGCGAAGTTGGCCGGGTTGAAGTCGTGGAAGGTGTAGTTAAGGTTGTAGCCGGTCACGCGATCGACGCGATTGGCCGTGCCGCCGCCGGGGTTCTGGTTGTCTGCCAGCTCAATCGTGTTGGTCTGCGGTGCAATGGCGAACGCAGACACGTTGCCGACCTCCACAAAGGGGTCGTTGGTATTCCACTCGCGGATCAGCACGATGCCGCTGCCCAGGTAGCTGTAATCTTCGGCCATGGTGGCTCTCCAGTTGAGTTGCCGCTGTGCGGCGGGTTATTTCTTGGGGATGTGGGTCTGGTAGGTGAGCAGCACGCCCACCCAGCCGGCGCTGGCCTTCTCCGGCATCAGCGGCTCCATGCCGACGTACACCGGCACTTGGATGCCGTCAGAAAAGTTCCGGGCCACCTCGCGGCTGTCCATGGCCGCCTCAATGTCGGTCACCAGGTCGTCCAGTGCCTGCTGGTATGCCTCGGTATCGGAAGGCACCTTGGCGATGACACTGACCGTGGTCAGGCGGTGCGTGTTGACCTTCGACGGGCTCTCCGCCCGCTGCTGCTTCTCGATCACGGCCGTCAGGACGGTCTGGGTGTCCTGGTCGCCCGGCGCGGGCTCCAGCGTCCAGCCCGCGCCGGCGTTGGTCAGATAGCCGTTGTCCGTGCTGATCAGCTGCAGCGTCGTGCCCATGGCCAGCAGCAGCTGCTTCCGTGGGCTGGGGGCGCGATCAGACATTGGCCACCTCCCACACCGCTGTCGATTCGTCGCCGCGGATCTTCTGCACCAGCTTCAGCTGCCGGCCGGTGCCGTCGATGCGCACCACGGCGCCCGCGCGTGGGGTGATCTCGGCCAGCTGCAGCGTGACCCGGATGATGTTGGTCGCAACAGGTGCCACGTCATCCGGTGTGAACTGCTCGACTGTCTCGTCCAGCAGCACCGTGCACGGCACCTCGTCCGTGCTGGCCGAAGCCTGGTAGTGGGCAGCATCGGCGACGCCGGCTGCACGGAAGGCACCGAACGCAGCTGCGTCGAAGGCCTGCATGAAAGCTCTCTGGTTCAAGGCAGCGGCCTCGCGGTTTCCATGGCCTTCTCCAGCTCGCGCTTCAGGAAGAAAGGCATCAGCCGCTTCCAGGTGTCCTCGGCCATCCCGAAGATGTCGTAGCGCGGCGTGTAGGCGGCCGTGGTGGTGAAGATGAAGATGGATCGGACACCGGATCCGCGCCCGATCCGCTCATAGATGCCCGGGCGCAGCACGCCGCGGCGCCTGGTGATGACGAAGTACTCGCCATCACGGTTGTTGCGTTTGCCCCGCCGCCGCTTCCGGCTGACGCTGGTCTCGTTCTGGTAGCCGTCCCGCTGGGCGCCCAGCTGGGACAGGATCTTGGTCACCTGGCCGGCCGGCACGTTGCCGAACTGGTTGGCCTGGGCCCCGCGCCCCATCACCGCAAACTGCGTCGGCGACAGCAGACCACGGCTCTGCAGCAGCCGCTCGAAGCCCTTCCGGCGACGCTGACCGCCATCCACCTCGGCCAACAGATACTTGGCCGGCGGCGTGCCCTTGAATGCCTCATCTCGGATGAAGATCTCAGCGTACGGCTGGGTCTTTGTGGCCTTGCGGTACATGGCCGCGTTGACCGTGAGCGGCGTCGGGCGGTCGAACACCTTGGGTGCCTGGCGCTTCCAACGCTCGCGGATCTCGAAGGCCACCTTGTTGGCGGCCTGGGACGCGGCGAAGGGAAGCTGTGACTGTTCCAGCTCGGTCAGCTGCCGCCCGAGCGCGTTGTCGGGGTCGACCCCGATCCTGATCTGGGCCATACAACCTCCTGCCCGGCCCGCCGAAGCGGGCCAGGCACTGCTGGCTTACTTCGCGCCGGCCTTCAGGCGGATCACCGCATCCGGTCGGGTGTTGATGTTCAGCGGGTTGGACTGGCTTTCCAGCTGGATGCCCTTGTCCATGCGCATCTTCGCGGTCTTGGTGTAGTACGGCAGGCCGATACCGCGCACCGTCTCCAGGTAGTCCGCCGGCGCGAAGCGGGTCAGGAACATGTCGGGCACACCCAGCGGGAACGCGATCGCTTCGCCGTCGGCCAGGGCCAGGTCGCCGCCGGTGTTGCCCTGCAGCTCTTCGAAGGTGATATCGCCGAACACGAAGCCCTTGCGGACGTCGTCGCGAAGCGCGGCACCATCCTGCCAGCGCTCGTAGGCCTTCTGCACTTCCGGGTGGTCGGTCAGGGCATCGAAGAAGCCTGCGCTGCAGAACACATGGATGCCGGTGTACGGGATGCCGCCCAGCTTGTCCTCGATCGCGCGCTTGATGGCGATGCACTTGGCGCGAACCTTGGTGGCGTCCTTGTTCAGTTCCATGCCGATGACGGACTGGTCGACACCGAATTCTTCGTAGAAGTCGATGATCACCGAGCCGTCGGCATCGAGCAGCTTGCCCTGCAGCGCGCCCATCCGGTGGTACTCGATGGTGTAGTCCAAGTCGCGCTTGTGCACCACCTGCAGCGCGTTGACCACGGCGGCGACGTTGTTGCCTTCCGGGTCGGCCGGGTCATAGACACCCAGCAGCTGGTCAGCCATGACCGTCGAGTTCTGCGGCAGGTGGGTGGTTTCCAGCAGCTTCACCTTGCCACGCTCCAGGCCCTTGGGCTGGCCGGGGGCGCCACGCGGCACGTTCGGCACCAGCACCAGCTTGGTGCCGTTGATACCCACCTTGACGATGGTGGTGCCGACCAAGCCCTGTTCCTGGAACAGGCCCATGTCGGCCAGCCGGGTGGAGATGCGCGGCAGGTTGTTGATGTAGGCGTTCAGGGCATCGAAGCTCAGCACGCCCAGCGCCAGAAGAATCTGCAGATCCATGGTGATTTCTCTCTCGGAATGGGATACGAAAAGGCCCCGCCGAAGCGGGGCCAAGGGTCAACGGGTGGAAGGGGCGCTGCTCGGCGGTCAACCGCCGCCGGCGGCGGCGATGGTGATGGTGTCGGTGGTCGCTTCGTCCAGGTCGGCAGCGGTCACCTTGAGGGTGTAGTCGCCCGCGGCGCTCAGCGTCGCGGCGTCCCAGGTGATGACGCCGCCCACGGCGGCCTTCGCACCGCCGCCGGTCAGGTTGCCGGTGCCGGTGGCCTTGGCCAGGGTGGCACTGACGGTGCTGCCGGTAACCAGAGCGCCGAAGACGTCCTTGACGTGCGCGACGACCGGGCCCAGCGCCACGCCTGCAGTGCCGGTCACCGGCACGGACACGAACACCAGGTGATCGGCAGCGTTCGATGCAATCGGCTGCTGCGTCCAGCGGGTGATGATGCCGGACTCGGCCAGGCTCAGCGCGGCCAGCAGCTTCTGGTCAGCGGTGACGCCATCGGCCCAGACCAGCTTCTCGCCGAACACTTCGGCATCGCGAGCGATCGCCGCGCCCTTGACGGCCAGCGCTGCGGAATCGGTGCCGGTGTCGATCGGGCCATACAGCACCTTCACTGCATCGGTACCGTTGGCAGCGACGGTGTTGTCTGCCTTGAGCAGGGTGCCGGCGGACAGCATGCCCTGCCCGGCCGGCAGACGGATCAGTTCGCGGCTGCGCTCGCCGCCCGCTTCGGACAGGAGGAATTCGCCGGTACGGGTGCCGGCCAGGGAGATTTCCATCGTCAGTTACCTCGTTGCTTGTAGATGTGATTGGGGTTCAGCTTCGCCTTGTTGTCGGCGGCGCGTTGGTCGGCCATGGAAGCCGGTTGTGCGGTGACGACCTGGGTGCTGCGGCCTTCCTCCGCCTTCATCGACAGCAGCTGTGCACGCACCGTGTCGAGGTCGGTGCTCTTCTCGATGAAGCTGGCGGCGAGGGTGTCATCGCCACGCAGCGCCGCAGCACAGGCGTCCTGCACTGCGGTCGCGTACTCGAGGGCGCTGGCCGCCGGTTCGCCCTCCTGCAGGGGACGGCGCAGCAGGGCCACCGCGAGCGCCGGCGGCAGCTCACTGGTTGCAACCGCAGCTGCCAATGCGGCGGCCGGGTTCTCCACCACGGCTGCAGGCGGCGCGGGTGCGGCCTCTGGCACCGGCAGCGTTGCCGATGCCTCCGGGTCGTCGTCCGGATCAGGGTTGCCCGGCGCGGGCGGCGGCGGCGATTCGGCCGCGCCGAGGTGCGCGATCAGGTCGTGCCAGGTGCCGAGCCGGGTAGCGAAGCCAACTGCCACGGCGGCCTGGCCGCGGTAGCAGGCCGCCTCAGTAGCGCTCACTGCCGCAGCATCCATGCCGAGATTCCGCGCCACGGTGTCCACGAACATCGTGCGCATGTCCTCCAGATCAGCCAGCGCCTGGGCGTGCGCCTCTTCGCTGAGCGGGAAGTTCGGGTTGAAGTCGACCTTGCGGGCGCCGGCGAACAGCGGGGTCACCTTCAGGCCGATCTGGGCGTTGTTGCCGCTCCAGTCGTGGTGATAGCAGACCACGCCCACCGACCCGACACCGCCGGTACGGCTAATCCAGATCTCGTCGCACGCCGAAGCGAGGGCGAAGCCGGCGGAATACGCATGGTCATCGACCAGCGCATAGATCGGCTTCCGGCCTCGTGACGCGAAGATGTGGTCGACCAGGTCGAAGCAGCCCGACGCCATGCCGCCCGGCGTATCCAGCCGGAGGATGATGGACGTCACCGCATCGTCGTTCAGCAGTTGGTCGAAGGTGTCGCGTATTGCGGCGTAGCTCACCGGACCCGGGCCGCTGGCGCCGGGCATCGGCCGGTTCACCATGCCTCCGGAGAGGTTGATCACACCGATCAGGTTTTGCGGTGCATCCGTCCGCTGCACACCGGCACCCGAAATGTCCAAGCGGTCGGCCTTCAGCACGCTGTCGTCGCTGGTGACCTTCCCTTCCAGATAGCCGCCCACCAGCGCTTCGCCGATAGCCGGCTGCACCAGCAGGGGCTGATTGAGGACCGCGGCAGCGAGCGAGGCCACCACGGGCGCACGGCTTCCGCGACCCAGCATTCGGGCCAACAGGCCAGGCTTACTCGTCATCGTCATTCCTTTCATCGTCGTTGGCGCCAGGAGCGCCGGGTTCGTCGTCCTGCCGGGCACCGGAGGCGTTCGTTCGCCTCGGGTCGCTGTCGTAGCGAAGCCCGGCCGCGTCTGCACGTGCGTTGTCCTGCGCCTGCTCCGCATCCACCTGTTCGGGATCCTCACCGGCGCTCAGCACCACCTTGCTGCGCGACTTGAAGCCCGCCCGCACCGCCTTGAGTTCGGAGGTCACGTCCTGCACGGGATGGCTCCAGGGCCAGCCCTCGGGCACCCACAGGGTTTCGGTCACGTCATCACGCAGGGCCGCATAGCGCGGCACCTTCAGCAGACCCGACAGCACCGCTTGGTCCATGAAGGCGTCGCGGACCCGCTGACAGAACATGGGGATCATGTAGAGCCACTGGTCCTGCTCGATCACACGACGGAACTCGTTGAGGATCAGCCGCAGCGCGCGGTCAGAGACGTTGCGCAGGTCACCGGTCAGCACTTCATAGGGCACGTCCTGACTGGCACAGATCGCCAGCAGGTGCCCGCGCAGGAACTCGGCATAGTCAGAGCCAGCGCTGGGTGGATCGGCGAAATCGATCTTCAGCCCAGGCGGCAGCTGCTGCAGGGTGCCGGGTTCGAGGCCACCAATAGCCGTGCCGTCAGCATCCTCGCCGGTAATCAGTTCGCCAACGCCATCGCCATCCTCGCCCTCTCCATTGGCGTCGGAGGTGATGAACCCGGCGAACAGGTTGGCCAGGGCCTGACGCTCCAGCACCGCGTCATCGAGGCGGTCCAGGTTGAACATGCGCAGCAGGGCCGGCGCCGAGCCCGGTACACCCCGCATCGCACCCGCACGGTTCGGCCGGTACAGGTGCAGCACCTGCTCCGCCGGCACGCGCACCAGTTCGTTGCCGTTGACCGTCAGCTGCAGGTCGCCGGGATGCTCCCGGTACATCCAGTAAGCCACGCGGCGGCCGATGCTATCGACCTCAATGCCCTGCCGGATCACATTGCCGTTGCTGGCCACGCCGTTGTAGTGCTGCGGGCACTGCTCCGATTCGATCAGCTGCACCTGCAGCGGCACAGGCAAGCCGTCCTCGGGCCGCCGGTACCGGATGCGGGCGAACACCTCGCCGGCCTCCTTCCACTCGCGCCAGGCCAGCGCCTGCAGTCCTTCCCACACCAGAACGCCGTCGGCATCAGCGTACTTGCCCCAGCGCGTCCACAGCTTGGTGACCTTCTTCTTGTGCTCCTTCGTGCCCCAGATCGGCTTTGCCTGGATGCCGGTGGCGATGCCGTTGGACACGCTCTTGTTGAGCGCGCTGACCATCCACGGGTCATTCCGGGCCAGGTGCCGGGCCCGTGCCAGCAGCGTCGGCAGACCCAACAACGATGCGTTGGGCCCGAGCGACGTCGGCCGGAAGGTGCGAAGGCGGCGGCCGTTGCCGGCGGCGCGGTAGCTGCTCTCGGCGGTATCAGACATTGCCGGTCCCCGATTGGTAGAGGCGCACGATGCGACGGCGCCGCAGTGCACCTGCGGCCTGACCCAGCTCATCGCGCATCTGCTTCAGCAGACCGCGCATCTCCTTTAGGCTTTGGTAGGTCACGGTTCGGTCGGCATAGCGGACGCTCAGCACGCCGGCCGCGATCGCGGCCTCCAGTTGCTCGACTTGATTCTTGGTGAATGCCATTTCAGCGTCCCAGGTACTTGCTTCTGATGACGCGGCGGGTGCGCGCACGCGGCATTGGCGCCGGCGCGACGTCGTCTGCCCTCACGTCTGGGTTGTCGTCCCACGGCGCGGCCCATGCCGGCGGCGTGGTCCAGTTGATGGCTGGAACCTTCAGCCACAGCGCCATGCCCTCGGCATAGCCGCACAGGTCGAACGCCTCATTGCGTCGCTTGGCCAGGTTCTCCCAACCCCTTGCAGTGCGCGATTCCGCCGTCAGCTCGGCGTAGAACGCCTCTGGCAGCCAGTCGGGGAAGTGGTAGTAGCCCGGCCCGGGCTCAGCCCGCTTCACGTTGGCGTCTACGGTGTCCTTCAGCCTGTCCACGTTGAGCAGCAGCTGCGGCACATCACCCTTCGACCCTGATTTGCGGTCCCGGCGCTTGCTGCTGTCGGGGAAGGTCTCGCGGAACAGGCCGCCCTCGCGGCGCGCATCACCTTTGATCAGCCTGACCCGAGCGTGCAGCTTCCGGGCCTTGAGCGAGCGCCAGAACTCAAGCGCGCGCACCGAGGTGCCCGACTTGCCGCCCCAGTCGATGCCGACGGCGTGGACCGGCATGCTACGGCCGGTGCCATCGTCCAGCGGGTAGCGACGGCTGATGACCTTCTCAACCAGGCGTTCCCAGTCCTCCAAGTACTTCGGCGGGTCCAGCGGCAGGAAGCCGCCCGAGCCGTCCTCGCGCTTGGACGTGCGCAGGGTGAAGGAATCCACCACCCAGCGTTCCAGCTGACCGGAATCGCCAATGCCGAAGCCCAGCACCAGCACGACGAAGCGATTGGCTTGAACGTCGACCTCACCCAGCAGGAAGCGCACTCCGGCGGGAACAGCACCAGCAGGCCAGACTTCGGCGCGCTCCTGCATCTCGTTGGGATCACTTGCCGAGCGGGCAGCCATCGGCACGTAGTTGATCGCCCCGTCCACGTTGTGCGTGGTCTTCAGCGGGCGCTCTTCGCCGGTGGTGGCGAACGTCCGCAGCGCCTGCAGATAGCGCTCGATCAGCGATTCCCAAGACTGGTAGGACGCCGCCACTCCGCCCAGCCAGTAGCTGGCGATGCGCGCCTCCGGCCTCTCACCTGTGACCGTTCCGTCTGCGTGCACGACCTGGCCCTCCGCAGCCCACACCCCGCTGCGGTTCATCCCATCCTTCCACCGGTGCTGCAGGCCTACACCGCAGTGCGGGCAATGCAGCAGCGAATAGTGCCGCGCCATCTTCTGCACGTCGTCCAGTACGACACGCTCGAGCAGTTCCTCCATTGGCGGCAGCGCGAATCCGTCATAGCCTGGTGCTGCCTGAAACCGCTCTCCGCATTCGGGGCAGGGCCAGTACCAGCGGCGGCGGTCACCGCGCGCATACAGCGCGGCGATGCCGGCGGCCGGCGGGCCTTGGTGCGGGTGCAGCGGCTTCCAGGCACCGTCGGCGTAGTCGGTTGCCGGGCTCGATTCGGCCACCACCATTCCGGCGGACATATAGGTCTGCGTGCGCTTCAGGCCCAGGCCGAAGCATTCATCGATCGTCAGGTCGCCGGTGTAGTTGTCCACGTCCGTCATCAGGACGTCGTGGATGTCCTTGCCGGACAGCACCGATACCGACGGCCAGCCCATGCGCAACGACATTCCCGACCGGAAGAACTTCAGCAGGATGTTGTCGTCGTGGGCTCGTGGGCTCAGGCGGGAGCGTAGCTCCGGGCTGGCGGCGATGCTGCGAGCGATACGGGTCTTGCTGTAGTCCTCGGCCGCATCCTTGGACATCTGCACGACCATGGCGTCGGCCGGGTTGCAGGTGATCAGGTAGGCCAGGCGAGCATCGATCAGCGAGATGGTCTTGCCCGACCGCGCCGGGCCTACGAATACCACTGCTTCGTAATGGCGGCTGCCGGTCGTATCCAGCGGCTCGACCATGTAGGGCGTCGTGTCTGGATCCCAGGAACCGGCGGCGCCGGCGGCATTGGCCACCTGCAGCACCCGTGCACCCTCGCTCACCCTGATCCGGCGCGGCGGCCGGATCATCTCGGCAACGCCTTGGCGCACGCTACGCGCTGTCGCGTACGTCGTCATCGGTGATGCCCTCGTACATGGATTGCCGGACGCGGTCGCACTCGTCCTGGACCTTCACCACCTGCTCTGGCGTGAGCCCCGCCTTGCGCTCGAGCACGTCAGGCAGCGTGTCGAAGAACTGCACGACCTTCTTCACCAGCTCCGCGTAATCGGCTTCGACCTCTGCGGCCGGCACCAGCTGCCCGATGGTCGACTCGACCTTCAGGCGCTCGTTCTCCGACTGGTAGTAGGCGCGGCGCTCCATCGGCGGCAGGTCGCGCGGATCGACCACGCCCTCCGCGCCGAACGCCGCGGCGCCCGGATTCACCAGCGCCGGTGCCGCGTCGGCCAGGCGATAGACGTCGTGCCCTGCGCGCTTGGTCAGCGGCGGAACGCCGGCCTCCTTCAGGCGCTTGCTGGCGGTCCGTCGGTCTATCCCGAACTCATCCGCCAGCCTGGCGACGGACCAGCCTTTGGTGAATTCGTGGATGTCAGCCATGTCCTACCCGATGCACAGCCTATTCAGGCCAGAAATCGCGGTTTCTCCCGGAAAAAACCGCCAAATTCGTGGCCTGTGGTGGAGCACCCTAGAGGCCGAAATACTGTCTTTTACCGGGGTCCGAATTCCCCCCGGTGGCTGTGGATAAGCCTAGGGGCCCCGCTTTGTGGAACATTTCGCGTGAAACGCTGTCAATCCGCGATATCGGTGGTCGGAGTCGGCTTGCCCTGCACCTGTTCGACCGCATCGAGCTGCGCCTCGTACTGAAGGAGGCATCGCTTCCTCCCGTTGCTCACATCGAACACCTCTGATGGCTTCCCATCGCGAACCCAGCGACAGCGCTTGGTCAGCGCCGCATCGATGGGAACGTAGGTGGCCACCGGCACCTTGATCACGGCTGGCGCGGGTACGTTGGGCTTGATGGGTGCGGCGTGACAGGCGGCCAGCAGCATGGCGGGGGCAAACACGATGGCGCGCATTTCAGTACCCCTTCAATGCTGGGCAGGCGGAATCGAGCAACTCCAGCGCTGCCTTGCAGGTGTCTGGCCTCTGCTCATAACGTCCGCGCCAAGTCGATGCTTCCTTCTCGGACGCCTCGATCTTGCCTGCCAGGCTTTGCAGTGCAGCTGCGCTCTCGGCCTTCAGGGCTTCCAGCTTTTCGGCCTCCGCCCGGAGTGCGATGGCCACCTCGGCCAGACGCTGATCACGGGTATCAACATCAGCCTGCAACCGCGCCGCGTCGGCTTTCCAGTCAGCCTGGACCTTGATGACCTGGGCATTTAAATCGCGGATCTTCTGCTCTTTCTCCCAAGCTGTCAGCCCGGACACCAAGCATCCGAAGGCCAGCACGGCACACACCAGCTTGACCTTGCTGCCAGGTTTGCCCAGCCAGCGCAAAGCGTCGGCAGCGGCACCCACGACCAGCGCCCACAGCGCACCCAGGAATCGAATCAGTACGCTCATGGCTTCTCGCCTCCGATGGCGCCGGTGGCTCTCTCCACCATGCGCACGTAGCCGGGCAGCAACCGGCGGATCAGGACGCCGGACAGACCGGCCAGCGGCAGCTGTGGGGCGCCGGCCAGTGCCGGCCAGATGGACGCGGCAACTGCGATGACCCATGCGGCCACGATTGCGTAGGCCACCACCGCCACTGCCAGCGCGGCCCAGCGCGCAGCCGTCTGCAGGAATTGGTGGCCACGCCTGCGGTTGGAATCGGCGGCGACCCGCTCTGCGTCCTTCTCCGGCAGCAACAGAACGCCGATCAGTGCGCCAGCCATTGCCACCAGCAGCACGGACTGCGGCACGCCCAGGATGATTCGCTCGGCCTCGCGCAACGCGTCAGCAGTCGCCGGCGCCACCACCGCAGCGGTGAACGTCCCGACGAAGGTTTTCAGGGTGCTCATCGGCTCGGTCACGGCGCCACTGCCCCGCCAGCCTTGCGGTAGGCAGCCAGCAGCTTCTCAAGCGCGTGCTCCGGTTGGCCGTAGCCTGCGCCAGGCAGGCTCGCCCAGATGTTGCGCACGGCCTTGATGGCGTCGGTGATGCGGCCGGCCTGGATCATCGGAAGTGCGCGGCGCTCGCGGATCAGCTGAATGGCCCAAAGATCCTGCGACAGCGGCCCGAAGTCCGGCAGCTTCAGCAGCGCGCGGTAGTGGGCATAGTCCTTCAGCATGAACTGGTAGCGGCCGGAGGCGTTCGAGGTCAGGCCCTTGCTGTTGATGGCCTTCGACTTCCGCCCCCGGGCGAACGGATGCACCGAGTAGTCGGTGAAGATCTCAGGCACACGGTCGGCACCGGTCACGATCACGTCGTAACCCTGGTTCTTCGTAGCCGGGCTGCTGCTGGTGCCCTCCGACCAGGCCAGCATGTCCAGGAAGGCGACGACGTTGGTGCCGCCGGCCTGTTGAGCGGTGATCTTGGCCATCAGAGGTTCCTGCGAAAAGGTGCCCGCCCCGCAGCCGGCTAGGCGCGAGGGTTGATCCGGTCGGGGGACGGGCATAGAGACCGCTGGGCCGAGGCCCAGCTACGTGGTGTAGATCAGTTCAGTGCGCGCAACTCCAGCACCGCCGCCGACCGTGTATCGAATAGGAACGCTGACGCAGTGGAAGCGATCGAACAGCGCGCGCATCTGCGGGTGATCGTTGATGGTGAGGATCGCTCTCCCCTTCAACGCACCCATCGCCGCGGCCAGCTGCTCGTAATCTTCAAGCGGGAAGGCCTGGCCATAGCCGGTGGTCTGCCAATACGGCGGGTCCAAGAAGAACAGCGTCTCGGGCCGGTCGTACTTTTCAATGCAGCGCTGCCAGGGCAACTGCTCGATCACCACGCCATGCAGCCGCATGTGGGCATCGCTTAGATCCTGTTCCAGCCGGAGCAGGTTTATGCGCTTCGCACCAGTCGGGCCCACCCCAAGCGTTTGTCCTTCCACCTTCCCGCCGAAGCTGAGCTTCTGCAGGTAGTAGAACCGGGCCGCGCGCTGGATGTCGGTCAGCGTGTCAACGTGCTGCAGCTGTGCCCACCGGTACATCTCACGACTGGTCAGGGACCAGCGGAAGTGCCGAACGAACTCGTCCAGGTGGTTCGCCACGACGCGGTACAGCCGTACCAGTTCGCCGTGCGTGTCGTTGAGCACCTCGATCTTCGCCGGCGAACGCTCGAACAGCATCGCAGCACTGCCGGCGAAGGCTTCGACGTAGCAGGTGTGTTCCCGCTGGTTGATCAGGGGCAGCAGGTGTTTCACCAGGCGCGTTTTACCGCCCGGCCATGGGAATAGGGTCTTTGTGTTCACGTCTCAGCTGTTGCGACATACGTTAAGCAAACTGCTCGCGCTCTCCGGAGAGCGGCAGGGCTTAGGCCAATGGCACGCGGCTGAAACGCGTGTACTGCGGCGGCGCCCCGGTGCTGGCAGGCATCGGGGCGTCGCTCTGTTTGATGGTGGGGCGACGTGGAGTCGAACCACGCGAGTCACAGACGCCGGATTTACAGTCCGGCCCAGCGCCCATCTGGCAACCCGCCCCAGAAACGACGAACCGCAGGTCACTGGACCTCCCGAGTCCAGGCCTGCGGCCGGCGCGAACTGTTACAAACCTACGGCGGAGCGAACAGCGGCAGTCCGCCGTCGCTTCTCGCGATATGCGTTCTTCCGGTGAGCTTCGATCAGGCGTTTCATCGCGAAGACCTTCTGAAGGTCCACATTCTCAAGTGCCCAGTTCTTGACTCTGGAGATATGCGCCTCAATGGCGACGTTGAGTGCCTGCTTTTGCGCTGCGTCAGCCCAATCGAATCGGAACCACTCCCCATTGGATCCAAACGGGGCCAGTTCGACGTGAAGTTCCTTCTCAATCAACCTGGCCTGGGTACGGCTCATGCACTTGACCATGCCCGCCTTGACCAAAGGAATTGGACACCCGGTCTGGATAGCGCCGATCCGTGAGTAGGGATCGTCACTGACTCCTATCTTCACGTACATGGGGCCTTGCGCGTCGCGGGCCATCAACACATACACGTAGCATCGACCGAGGGCCCAGCGACCATTGCAGTCGTACACCCCGTTATGCGCTTTCTCGCCCATGGTCCCAATTGGACAACAAGCCTGGTTCCCAATGCAACTGCGGTAAGGTTCCTTACCGCAGTCGATCAAATGCGGTAAGGTTCGGCGCGACTGCGGTAATGTTGCTTAACGTTCAGGGCTTCTATCAAAAGGATTGGACATGGCTCACCTGCTTCAAATCACTCGTACCCACAAGAACGCTGCTGGGAGGGTATCCAGCTATACAACAGTTATCGTGGCGGATCAGATTTCATCGTTTGATTACCGCCCAAACGTGATTTCCCTATCTGTCTATATGAAATCGGGGCAAACCCACGATTTCACTCGTCTCACGAAGGACCAAGGTGACGGGTTGTATGAGTTGCTGATGAGTTCTCAGCACGATCTTGAACATAAAACTTTCGGCTTTGACATCAGTACCGGATTTTGATCTGTAGTGGTGGGACGGCGCCATGCTGTCTCGCCACATGATCAGGCCTACTGGTTGAAGACCCTACCACTGAACTCCTTCCGCCCGTCCTCCAGCGCCTGGCGCAACGTTGCGGCAGCGACCCCGTACACGCGAAGGTAGTCCCCCTTCCGCATCTTTGCCGCCTTTGCAGCATCCTGCGCGGCGATCTTCCCTTCAGGCCACACCAGGTCGTTCACCGCGTCCTGCAGCACCAGCCTCATCCGCCAGCGGTCGGCTGGGTCATCCATTCGCAACGCTGGCGTTGTGCCGTTGCGCCGCTGCCACTGAATCTGCCGCATCACCCGCTTGGCCAGGGAGCGCCCCAGCGACGACAGGGACACACCCTGCCCGCGCAGCGCCACCGCCATCACCGCCTGCTTGGCCACCGAATCGCGCATCATGCCGACGGCACCGGCGATATCGGCAGATGTCAGCGGCGGCATCCTTGACCGGCCGTCCGATGGCTCGCGGAAGCTGCCGCCTACCAGCATGCGGGCGATCAGCTCGAGCGGATCTCGCTGCAGGGTCGGCTCCGGCACCGGCACTCGGCCATGCACCACCCTGACCGCCTTTGGCGCCGGTATGTAGACCGGTCGGTTCGCCCACGACCTGCGGGCAAGCTCTTCAGCATCTGCGCCAACATGCAGTCCGCCGTGGGCGCTGCAGCGCGCGCACACCACCTGCGCGGTTCGGCGGCTGCCGGCGCTGCCGCGCGTGCGCATGCGCACGTCGTCGCTGCCGCAGTTGCCGCACGGCGTCAGGTCCACTGCGGGCGCGGACACTGCCGACATCAGGCCACCTCGCAGTTGCTGACCCAGCGGGACCGGCCGTCCTGCCAGACCTCCCACAGGCTGCCGTCAACCTGGCACCTGATGGGGCCCTCCTTTCCTTCCAGGTACAGGTGGTGGGTTGCCTCGTCCAGGCTGAGGAACTTGGGAATCATCGGGAGGTCTCCATGGTTGTAACGTTAGTTATTTCCAGGGCCGCGCCCTGCTGTTGAAGGAACTGCTGGGCGAGCGCGCGCAACTGGTTCTCGCCTACGTCCAGACGCTCCACCAGGTGCTCGCCCGGGCTGCGCACGCCCTCGATCTGCTCCCGCTTCACGCCGAGCACGTCTGACACGATCGGGTCGCTGCCGCTGTCGGAGAGCAGGAAGTACGCCATGACCGGCTCTGCCTGGCCGTCGCGGTGCACACGGCCGATGCACTGCTCGTGGACGCCGGGCGACCAGTCCAGCTCGCCGAACACCACGGTGCTGCACACGTGCTGCAGTCCGTCGATGCCAGCACCAGAGCGGAGGCTGATCAGCATCACCTGGCTTTCCCCCGCGATGAATGCCTCCTTCGCCGCCTGCTTCTGGTTCGGCGACTCGCTGCCCGTGTACATGACCGGGTTGTACGCAGCCAGCTTCTCCTGCCAGATGCTGTAGACCTCCCGGTGCCAGCCGAACAGCAGCACCTTCTGGCCGCTTTCCAGCAGCAGCCTGACGAACTCGGCCACGTATGGGGCCTTGGCCACGCCCGTCGCCTGCCGCAGCAGCCGGTCAAACTCGCCGGCGGCCTGCATCTTCTCGCCGCGGTACTGCTCGTTGGCCCGCAGGATGATCCGCGCCAGCGCTGCGGCGTCGCCGGTGATGGCGTCCAGCGCCTTGGCATCGGCCTCCACCTCATGCGGGATCTTCGACAGCGCCGGCAGCTCGCGGCCCACCTCTTTGCGGGTGCGCCGCAGCATGATTCCCTGGCGCCGCAGGTACTGGCCGAACTGCTCGGCGTCCTGCAGCTTGGCCTTCTCCCCTGGCGCGGAGATGCACCATTCCCGGAGGAACTCGTCATAGGTGCCCAGGCAGCCCGGCAGCAGCGGGTCGACCACGTGGAAGAACTCGCACCCGTAGTTGTAGATCGGGGTGGCGGTCAGGCCCATGCGCAGCCGTGCCCGGCTGGCCAGGTGGCGGCAGGCGCTGTGGATGCTGCTGTCCGGACTGCGAAGCTGCTGGCATTCCTCGAACACCACATACTGCGCTATCTCCCCCAGCGTCTCAGCCCAGCCCCGGAGCTTGTGGTAGCTGACCAAGATGACGTCCGGCAGGGTGTCCCACAGATCCTTGATCCGCTGCTTCGGCTGCCGCACGAGCGGGTACGGCGCACCTTTCCTGATGTGGTGCACGCGCAGCTGCGGCGCGAACTCGGCCAGCTTCTCCGGCCAGTGGTTCGGCAGCGCCGCCGGGTACACCACCACCGCCGGCAGGTTGCCCGGCGCGGCCATCGGGCAGATGCCGGTGACCGTCTTGCCAAGGCCAAGATCGTCGGCCAGCAGCAGGCCGCCACGGATAGACAGCTGCGCGCCCGCGACGCGCTGGTACTCCCGAGGCGGCTTGGCCAGGGTGAACTCCGGAATCTGCACGCGGCCGGCAAGCAGTTCGCCAAGGCTGCGTTCCATATCCACGTGCTCGGCGGCCAGCAGCTGCAGCGCGCACTCGGTGTCTGCATCCATCGACAGTGGGTAGCGCTGCGTGAACCACTGCAGCTCCCGGCTGTTCTCTGGCGTGGCCGACAGGTCGATGTGGTCGGCGGCGTGCTGCCGCACGCGCGGAAACACCCGCTTCATGCGCGCGCGCACCTGCGGCTCGCAGATCACCCGCCAGGTGCTGCCCGCTGCGCTGTACAGGAGGGTTCCATAGGTCGTCTGCATCACAGTGCCTGCCTCTTCAGGCGGATGATATTGAAGGGCTTGCCCTGCCAGGCCGGCCGGGCCACGAGCGGGCGTTCGCCCCAGCGTTCGGTGGTGACCAGCAGCACCCCGCGCACCTGCGGCAGGTTGATGTAGCGTCCGACCTGCCGCAGGGCATCCGCGAGCGAGCCGGCCACCTTCACCTCGATCACCAGGCCATCCAGCCAGAAGTCAGCGCGGTTGCTGGCGTCCAACCGGTGCTCGCGCACGTGCGCATGGCCTGCGTTGTCCAGGACGGTGGCCAGAACCTCGTGCAGCTGGAGCTCCGACCCATAGCGGTACCCGAAGCCAGCCAGTAGCCGGCCAATGCCCTTCAGCTGCAGCTGCTCTTCCATGGCGGTGCCCGGCTTTACCGGTGCCACCTCGCGCCGCGTAACGATTGGACCGCCCATCACGTCACCTCCGGGCGAGCTGCGAGCATGGCGGCATACCGCGCACGCAGGGCGTTCCCGGTGAAGTGCTCGACCAGCTGGATTTCGCCCAGCATGTCCAAGGTCGGCTCCACTGGAACCAGCACGTAGCCCTCGGGCAGCGAGAGGGCCGCGATGATTGGCGCGATCAAATCCCTGTCCCCGCGATCAAGAACACCTCCGCGGCCAATGTGGTAGGCATATTCAGGCTGACCGAACTTCCTGGCGATCTCCGCCAGCAGCTCCCGCGCCCGCTTCTCGATGGCGTCCATCAGGAGGACTCCGCAGCCAGCTGCAGCGCGGTCGCGGCGTCAGCCTGCGCCCAAGTCATCTGGTCACGATCGATGCTCTCGGCCAGCCGCGACAGGCCTTTCGCGGTCACCAGCACCTGCTCGTGCACACGGTCCGGCTCACCTTCCCGCCGCTGCACGCTGGCCTTGTGCGTCAGCACGCCCTGCTGCAGGCGGTTCTGGTACGCCAGCCAGTTCTTGCTGCCGGCGCGGCGGTAGATCCAGCCGTGCTCGGCCAGCCAGGCGAACAACTGCCGCGGCTGCACCTGCAGCATCTTGGCCGCGGTGCTGATGTTGAAGGCGCCATCGGCCTGGGTCAGCCGCAGCAGCGCGCGCACCTGCGGCTCCTGGTACTGCACGCGCGCCTCGAGGATCTCGGCCTTCTCGCTGTAGGACAGCAGCAGCGCGCGCAGCGTCGCCGGATCGGTCAGCGCCTGCATGGGGTCAGGCGCGGGACCGCCCGCCGCCAGCGCGTCATAGGCGCGGATCACCTGCAGGCTGAAGCTGGGGCTGATCCACATGGCATAGGCGTAGACCAGCTCGCGCACTACGTAGCTGCCGCCGTAGCGGCCGGCCACCGAGTGCACGGGGTAAACCCGGGATTCCCCGGAATTAGCCAGCTCGGCCACCAGTTCTTCGGTCTGCTTCAGGCGCTGCCAGTCGCTGGGCTGGTGCCGCTTGGCGCCGCCGGCGGCCTGGTGCAGGTCGTTAAGGCAGAACCTGCCCACATCGTCGCGGCGCACGCTGGCGCCGCCAATCATCATCGCGTTCAAGAGAACACCTCCGTTTTCCAGCCGCCGCCGGGGGCGCGCTGGACTGCCAGGAATCGGAACGGGTACATCTCGGCGGCCACCTTCACCTTCACCCGGGCGTCTTCTTCCCAGAAGCCCTTCACCTCGTGGGCCTCCAGATCGCCGGCGGCCGTCATCACGAAGAAGTCGATGGTGAGGTGGGTCTTCTCGGCCAACTTCAGCTTCACGGACTCGAATCGGAACCACGCGATCTCGCCGGCGGCCATCTGCAGCGCCAGGTGCGCGGCGTAGGCCTCTTCTGTCTTGTTCATCTCGCCGGG